GATGCAGCGCAAGAATTGCGCAATCAAGAGCGATCAGCACGCGGCAGAGGTGGATTCTGATGCCGATGTACGAGTTCAGCCGAGAATCGGACGGAAAGATCGTGGAGTTCCACTTCCGAATGGCCGATGCACCGCCGATTGGTTCGCTCATCGAACGTGATGGCGAACGATTCACAAGATTAGTAAGTGATTCGCAAGTATCTGCGGAAGTAGAGGTTGTGACTCACAAGTATCCGTATGTAAGTCGCAAGATGCCTAGAAATCTGCCCGGTTGTGAGACCAACAAGAATGGACAACCGATCATTTCTTCCCAAAGGCACGAGCGAGAGATTATGAATCGTTATGGATTGGAGCGAGATTGATGTCGGAAGACACTAAACCAGAGTTCTCAGACGAAGAAGACGCGATCCTTGACCGGATCATTGAGCAAAAGTCTGCTCGACAAGAGCAACTCATGGCTCGCACACAACAAGAACCAAAAAAGACGGAAGATTCTGGGGAACAATCGCCAGAACCTGCCGTACAAGACAAACAACCGAAGGATCTCACACTGACTCCTGAGCGAGAGCGTGCTCTCAAACGGGCGAAAGTACCAGAGGCAGTGCTCAACAAGCTGGCCGACAACCCAGAGCAGCTTGCAGAATGGGCCGATACCCTCTTGGAGATGCAAGGTAATGTTGATGGCTACTCCGAAAGGATGCGTCATCTTGAAGAGCAGGTCGCTGCTCAGGGCAACCAACCCGAAAGCGACGAATCGCGGACTGCGGAACCAAGCAGCGCACCTGACGACCCCGAACCAACGGAAGTCGCCGAGACTGAAGCAGTGGAGACCAAAGAGCCGGAGGCAAACCCGCCTGTTGCTCCAGAAGATCCGCAGCAGAAGTTACTTGTGGAGACGTTGATAGGCGAAATCGCCAAGCTGCGTATTGATCAGGCTCTCACCAACTACGACGAAGTGTCGGAGCGTGAGAAAGCGACAATTGCAGATCGGATGACAGAGCTCTATTCATCTTCTCCAGGTGAATTCAATGGCATTGAGGGTCTCGCCCAACGTGCCGTCACAGAGGTTATGGGAGTTCCAAGGTCTGAAGCATCAGATAGGGGAACGTCAGTAGATCCAGCTAAGGTTTCCACCCCGCCGCGAGGCACATCGGTACGAGCTGAAAGACCACTGACCCCTGAAGAAGCAGATGATCTTGCACTTGACATCATCCTCAACGGCGGTTCAAAGGAAGACGCACGGCGAGCCACAATGCGATAAATCCCGCCCCGCAAGGGGCTAGTCCCTTTCAAGGAGTTTTATCGTGGCAGGAACCCACATTAAGAACTTTCTCGATTTCATGGAGGCGACTGGCCCGGTTTATCTCACCGGACCTGACGTTCTCATCAACGAAGCAGTTAAGCGTAACTACCTCTTCGGTGATTTGATTCGAGAAAAAAACCAAGCCATCCAAGGTGGCAACGAGATCCGTGACGTCCTCATGTTGGATGACGCACGATCTTTCCAATTCTATCAACCAAACGAGACCTTCTCCTACAGCAATCCGCAGGTGATGGACACTCTCAAAGCCAACTGGCGTTTCTCGATGGACCACATGACTTTCACCGATGCAGAAATCGAACTGCAAGGTGGAGCTGGTCTCACCGGAGAAGCTACCAAGGCCATGTACAAGAACCTGAAGCGTTCCAAGGAACAGCGAATGGTGACCTCCATGGTCAACGGTATGGAAGAGGCTCTGTTCAAGCCAACCCAGGGCAACTTTGTCACTGAAATGGAAGCTGAAGGCGGTAAGCAACCGTACTCTTTGCCCGCTCTGATCACCGAAAACGGTATCGGAACCAACCTCGACGGTGGTGGTGCTAAGGGTATTCGTGGTGGTGCTCCAGTCGATGCCAGCACTGGCGCCGTTCTTGGAATCACCCCAGCTACCAGCGGTGCAGGTGCTCGATGGACCAACGAAATCGTGTTCTACGATTCAACCTCCACGTTCTCCATCGACTCTGATGGTAACAACGACGGTACTGGTTCAGCTCGCAGCTTCAATGGCGTCAAGAAGGATGTTGCTTCTGTTGGCACGATGCCAATCAACAACTTCGACAACATTGATGTCTTTAGCTTCTTGGGATCTTTTGACGAGATGTATCTCCGTCTTCAGTTCCGACCACCCCCGACCTTCGAGGCTTACTTCGAGAACATCGTGTTCAACCGTCAGAAGATTCTTTGCTCGCGTGAAGGTATCAACCTTTACAAGGCAGCTCTTCGGGCCGAGAACGACCGAACTGTCACCGCTCAAGATGCAGCTTACAACCAGCCAACCTACGCTGGCGTGCCGCTGACCTACATCTCTGAGCTCGACACTGCTGCCATCCACCCTGCTGGTGGTTCTAGCACAGGTGGTAAGCAGAAGCTCAGCGAAATCGCTGGCGAATCTCTTAGCAACACTGCTGGTGGTACTGAAAATGGAGCAACCACGTTCCATCAAGGTCCACGTTACTTCTTCGTCAACGGTGACTACCTCACTCCTGTGATCCACTCCAACCGATACATGGAGAAGCACGAGGTCATGCGTCACCCAAATCAACCGTTTACCTACGTCCAAATCACGGACAGCTGGTACAACATCATTGCAAACTCGCGGCAGCGTCACGGCATCATTGCCCCGCACGTCACCGCCTAATCGAGAGGATTTGTTCCCATGAAAATTGCAACTCAAGGTGGCGACGGAAAAGTCGCATTCGCAAGCGAATCGGTGCTTATTACTTGCACCAACGCTTTTTCGGCGGGTGACGTTGTCAAACTCACCCTTGCTTCTGACGGCACTTACTCTGCCTGCGTATCAACTGGTGCGACTGATGATGTGGTCTTAACTGCATTTGGTGTATCACTCGATGATGTGTCCGCTGGGGCCACTGGCCGCATCGGTCTTCGCGGCGTTTTCAAAGTCAAGGCATCTGGCGCTGTGGCTGCTGGTAACGCGTTGACTCTTGATGACGGTGTCGTTGGGTCTCTTCACGAGATCATGGCTGTTGGCACTGGTTCTGCCGAACTGACCGAGTACGCTCGCGTCGTGGGTATTGCTCTGACCGACGATGGTGCGGCAGCAGCAGGCTCCGGCAAAGCTGTCGTCCAGTTCGATGGACTCGCAGCAACCTTCATTCCTTCTAAGGCTCAGGCCGACTAAGAAGATTGATACAAGACCGGGAGAGGGGGGCTACCGCCCCCTTCTCCTCTTCCCATGCCGATTACCGTACAACGTGCAAAAGCTGCCGTACTCCTCGCTTGCGGTGGCGACCCCTCATCGGCCACTGGCCTCACGGTGGACGAGCGTATTGCTGAGATCATCAACTCGGCTGGTCAACAGTTGTTTCATCACAACTGGACCTGGCGTGAGCGATCTTCTGATTTGACTTTGGATTTCACCGCAGGCCAAAAGCATATTACTTTGCCGGCGGACTCAACACTGAGCGAGGTTCTGTCCGGCACGATCATCAAGGTCTTCGCCATCAACAACAACTTCCGTGAGTTCATCTTCGTCTCACCAGAGAAGTTTGCAGAGTTCGAGGCTCGGAATCTAAATATCACTGAGGGTCTGTTCTACATCACAGCAACTCGTGAGGATGCGTCCTTCGGCACAGACACCATGAAGGACCTACGTCTGGAGGTTTATCCAACCCCAGGCAGCACTGAAACAAATGTTATTGGCGTCAAGTACCGCCGCAACTTTCCTACCGTACGCTCGACAGACGTTGCCACATCAGCCAGTGGTTTAGCTTTCGAGCTGCCGGTTGACGAGTCCGCGACGGGTTTGTTCCTCGAATACATCCGTGCTTTTGCTGAAGGCGGTGAGAACGGCGACACCAACCAACGTGTGGCCGTAATCGAGGCGGGGCCAATCTATGACCAAGCGTTGAGACGTGACGGGACAACTGTCCCCAACTACGGGCCGTTGCCGTTGGCGGTTCGTGGAAGATCGTCATATCAGAACTTACAATTTTTCCCCAACGGCAATATCCCTAATCCCTAATGGCTAAGCGAAAGACTGGCATGAAAGGCATGAGTGTTCGTAGCGGCCATAAAAGGTCTACGGCCAAGGGTGCGGGTATGACCAAGAAGGGAGTTGCGGAATACCGTCGTCGTAACCCTGGATCGAAACTCAAGACTGCCGTAACCGAACGTAAGCCCACTGGAGCTCGTGCAAAGCGACGTAAGTCGTACTGCTCGCGTTCCGCTGGTCAGATGAAGATGCACGGCATCAACTGCTCCAAGACTCCGAAGAAGAGAATCTGTGCAGCCCGACGGAGATGGAGATGTTGAAATGGGCCACGAGATTGCGAAAATTGCTGCTATTTCTTGCACCCACTCCCCACACACCCCAAGTGAGACGCATCAATGGATACTGGAAACGATAACAAATACTCCGGGTCTCACTCACTTCGTGCATTGTGGCGACGTGTTCGACGCCGCCGCAGCCTCCGTGCATCCCGACGAAAGCGATCATACTTTGATGGACGAGTATCGGCATGCCGCAGCCTTCTTGAAGAGTATTCGAGAGGCTCTGCCAACGGGTTGCCGGCTGATCATCTGCGAGGGGAACCACGACGACAACATCAAGAGAGCGGACCCGAGGCGTATACCCATGGGTTTGAGGGAGACGTGCGACTGGATGAATACGGAGTTCGCCAGCGAGTTCAAGCAGTGGCACTGGCGTCCCTACATCAAGTCCTCGAAGGGCTGCTACAAGGTGGGCCAGATCGTGTTCTACCACGGGTTCGATTGCGGATTGACATCGGACGAACTCGAAGGCTTGCAGATGAACAACTCGACGGGATGCCACCCGTACCGCCTTTTTGTGAGGGGTCACACACATCGACCGGTCCCTCCCACCCAGATGATGAGAACCAGGAAGGTTTCCCTGCCTTGGTGGTTTATGAATGTTGGGACGTGTGGACCCCTGAAACCGGACTACATGAGCCGGAAGGACACGAACAACTGGGGGACGGGTATGGCGATTATCGAAGCGAGGATGGAGACAGCTTCGCGGTTGAATGCGAAGGAATGGGAGGCCGAGTTGAGGACAATGAAATGTTGAATGCAGCGCAACATCTCAAGCAAACTTTGGAGCGTCAGGTTGAGAACTACGCGATTGAGTTTGACATGAATAAATGGGTGGTTGCAGGTGTGCTGCAAGAAATGGCAATCGACTACCTTTTCAAAGACGACGAGTTTCCCAAAGACGAGGATGACGACGAATGAGAGTACATAACCTATTAGACGCAATTAGCAGTGGCGACGTCACACCCAGTTCTGTGGTGTTGCAAAACAAATACAGCGTCGGTGACGGTCCTGGTATCACCGGGGTTGCAGTGTTCAAGATTGCTACCAGCACCGCGACACTCACAGTGTTCGGCAGCTCGGATGGCACAAACTTTTACACCATCAAATCGGTGACTGCTTCAGACATGACAAACGATATGGCCGCATTCACGATTGCTTTGGCTCCTCACATGAAGGCCACGGCTACCAGTGTTGGTTCCAGCACTGAAATGAAGGTTGACATCATCTCGGACTGATCATGGCACGGCGTACCCCTTCAAATCTCGGAACGACGAAATGTATCGCTTGGTTTAGTGCTGACTCTCTTTCTATTCCTGATGGATCAGGGCTTACAACTTGGACAAGTTTGGAGGGGAACAGCGTTGCCGCTACACAATCGACCGCGACTAAACTTCCCCTGTTCGTCGAGACCAGCACTGTAAGCGGCAAACCGGCTCTGGCTTTCGATGGGGCATCTAAAAACTTCGACCACCTTCTCTTTACCGAATCAGATATGAACGTCGGAACAAGCGGATCTCTTCTGTGTTGTTTTGTCGGAAACGCAAACGACAGCACCTCTCTAAACTTTGGGTCTTTGACACGAGGAGACAATTCAGCCGCATCAATTCAACTTCTTTACCAGAACAACGATGCTGGTATTCAGGTGAGTGCCGGAACTGCTGTACACGTTACCTCCAGTAGCAACTTCCCATCTGGCACAACTGGCACAGATTACCGCTCACTCCTTTTTGGTCGGCACGCCGGTAATTTGATGATGAGGTACATAGGAAACGAACTTTCCGACCAATCAGATGCTTCAAGCATTAACCTTAGTGCTACAAATTACGCGATTGGGTCTTCGTATTTTTCGGGAGGAGCGCAAGGCGAGATTGCAGAGATGATCTATCTCTCCGGGATATCTGTATCGGAGATAGAAGAGATCGAGGGCTACGCCGCACACAAGTACAGCCTTGCTTCGCATCTCCCAGCCACTCACTCCTATAAATCCTTCGCTCCAGCCTTTGGCTTGCATGGAGTTCATAACCAAGACTTGATAGGTGAGACGGCACTAGATGTGTCAGGCCCTGTAGTCTCAGACACGTTGGCGGGTGTTATATGACCATCGCCCAGTTCAATCTTGAGAACGTCACCAAAGAGATTCATAACTGGGTCTTGAACTATCTCGATGTACCCAACGACCACTACAGCGGTATGAAGCCATGTCCTTTTGCAGCTGAAGCTTGGGCCAAAGACAAGAGCAAGGTTGTCCTGGGTGGTGAAGCAGAGCTGATTGACATCGTCAACTCATGGGACGACGAGCACGAAGTTGTCTTGTTTGTCGTGCGTGAGGACGAGACCGATGGCTTGGAGGACTGGTGCAACCACATCAACAAAGAACTGCTGGAAGATAAACGGGACTTGGTCCTGATGCCTTTCATCGCAGGCGACGAAGACCCAGACGACCCGGACCTAGAACCTGATCACTGGGGAAAATTACTCGACGAGGCGTACTCGTTGGTGTTTGTACAACGGCTGACCCATGTAAATCGGGTCTCCGAAGTGCTTGAAAGAACAGGCTACTACGACAAGTTGGGGCCTGAATTTTTGCAATACGTCAAAGAAAGACGAGGTTTGTAATGCGTGGAAAGAAAAAAGCAATGGGCAAGAAGGTCGGAGCTAAGAAAGCTGGAGCCAAGAAGTTCGGCAACACCGCTTTCGGCAAGAAGGTTCTCGCCAAAAAGAAGAAGAAGTAATGGCCAAGAAGAAGGCCAAAAAGAAGTCAGGTCCTAAGCCGACCAACCCAGCTTTGTACAGCCGGGTGAAGTCTGAGGCCAAGCGTAAGTTTGATGTGTACCCATCTGCGTATGCCAATGCGTGGCTGGTTCGCACATACAAGAAGCGTGGCGGCGGATACCGAGCATGACTTGTCCAGCGTGCGAGAAACGACAGGCTGAAGAACTGAAGCAGCTCTCCGATTGTGAGGGTCGATGCAAAGAGATCAGCGCCAAGAACCAGCGTTTGACGTTGGCTCTTACTGTCGTTTCTACGCTCGCCGGCAAAGAGTCATTGGACTTTGCACTGGGCCTCTCAACAACAATTGGCTCCGTCGCAGCAGCTACAGGTGTCGGAGTGCCGGATAGCGTCGTCGGACTTGAGGTCGTGGACGAGGACGGGAGTCTTAACCCCACAGCCGAGGCCAGCGATGTTGAAGCTGAAGAACTCGAACGCGCATTCCCAACAGATGTCGTCTCTCGTCATCAGGATGTCCAGTATTTTTCTGATGCTGTAGGTAGCTACCTGCCCGATGCCGCCATTCTGCTCACCGATTCCGATCAGGGCATCCTCCAGGCCATCCAACAGAATGACCTCGTCCTCGATCCAGTCGTTGCTTTCAATGAGGGTGGACAAGAGATGCTCCTTATGGATTGGGGTTTGTGGGGAGATGAGTATACGCCGATCCCCGAGGCAGGGGTCTTGCCACTTGTTGGGATTGTCGGATTATTTCCTAGACGGAGGCGTTCGTAATGGCTAAGCCCCAAGGCGGTTTGACAAAGTGGTTCAAGGAAGATTGGCGGGACATCAAGACCGGCAAGAAGTGCGGACGTTCGGGCAAAGAAAAGGGCAAGCGTCCTTACCCAGCGTGCCGGCCAGCCAAGGTCGCGGCCAAGATGACGGCATCTGAGAAGCGTTCAGCTGCTGCTCGAAAGACCGGACCCTCTCGTGTGGAGTACGCCGTCACCGCTAGTGGCCGGCGAAGAAAGAAGAAGAAGAAGTGATGGAAACTATCGACGCATGGGCTACACCAGCCTCCATTCTGATCGGCATCATCTTCGGTGCGGCTCAAGTCAAGGCTGCTATCGAATCTTTGCGACATGCCGTTGATCGACTCGATCAGGCTGTAAGATTGCTTGAAACACGAACCCAAAGCGTAGAGCAGCGTATTGCACGACTAGAAGGAAAGACAGAGAAATGACCCGCTACTGGTGGATATTCCTGCTTCTCGGTTGCCAGACCACTGGTGGTGGCGGCTTGGGTTTTACTTTGCCCCAACTGGGGCCGAGCCCAGAAGCAGCCACCGACCCAGCGATAGCAGCTCTGGAACCGTTCCGCTGGGCGGGGGGTTTGTGTTTGATGAGTGGGGCGGTCCTGCTCTTCATCAGTCGGGGAGTGAAGGGGTGGATACCTCTTCTGACTGGTGTTGGACTTATTGTCCTGAATGTATTGCTTGCGGAAGCCTTGACCTACCTGTGGACCCTGGTGCTGATCATCGGGACAGTTGGAGTGGCAACGCTGGTATTTGGAATCAACCTGAAGGATTTGAAATTATGCCGTATTCGTTCTCTGATGTTCTTGCCGCCCTGCTCGTCGTGTCCGGGGCCTTCATCGCCGGAATGTGGGTTGGGCGACCAATCGTCGATTGGCTCAAAGCCAAAATCTTGAAGGAACTTGACTGATGGCAGTAAAGATTCAACTTCGTAGAGGCACAGAGGCGGAGTACGACTCGGCTCATGGTGACTCTGCAATCACGCCAGCTGATGGTGAGGTGCTTGTCGTTCAGGAATCTGGAACGTCTGGCGGCTATTTGGTTATTGGCGACGGTAGCAAGGATTGGTTGCAACTTAAGAACGATGTCGATGGTCGTGTCTACTTCAAACCCGCATACTCTCAAACCATTATGGGTGGTGAACAACCAGTAGACGCCACACCCCTAACCGTCAAAGGCGCCACAAGTCAGACCGCTGCTATCCTAAAAGTCACCAACCAGGACGACAACAGCATCTTTGAAATCTACGACGACGAAGGACCGGTCGTTCGACTTGAAGACCACGGTGACGCCGGTGAAGTCTTCATGCGTATTCGTGGACAAGCTAGTAGTACCGCGAACATCCTCGAAGTTCAAACGGGTGAGTCTGGTAACGCTACACAAATCGCGGTAGATCCAGACGGGCTAGTAACCCTTACGCCTACGGACAACCAAAGTGCTGACGATCCGACTTTGCTTGTACAAGGTTCAGCTGGTGATCAAACGGCTAACGGTGTTTTGCAGGTTAAGAAAGCAAACAACACCAACTTGCTCTCCGTTGCAACCAACAAGGCAGAGGTAAACGGGCCACCACTTATTGTACAAGCCGATGGAGACGCCACGTCAAATGTAACTCTAGTTGGAACCACCGACGCCGCTGCAAAAGCGATCACGGTTGATGACGGTGGGACTGAAAACTTTGCGGTCACTGCTGGCGGTAAAATTACTTCAAATGGCCACCATGGCCCAGGGGTGGCAACACTAGTTGACTCAGACGTTATCACTTTCAAAGATTTCAAGAGTCTTAGAGTCGGACACAGAACACTCTCTGTTCTGGATACCCCAGTCGACGGCAGGCAATCAGTAGATTTGAAAATTCAAGAATTTGTGGGAAACAGTGGGAGCTTTTCTTCGACTTCGCTTGACCACCTTTTGACTCACACTATAGAACAAACCACCTCGGTCAACGCAACCAACCCTGATCCTGATTTGCATACCGCGCCATCCGGCAGTGTGTATCAAATTTTTAAACTACCAAACGGCGAAGCATGTGATGTCACTTTTGATGTCCTTGCCCATGGGAAGAGGGCGGGAAATGGACTTAGCGACGAGGACATTATTCTCACCACGCAGATTCTCACATACACAAGCAAGGATTTGCTGACTGGAAAATCAGTGGTAAGTGAAAAAAGCTTACAAAGTTCTGGTGGCTCCGGTGGTATAGGGCTTGATATCGGCACTCATCCATCAGCAAACCTATCAAATTCTACAACAATAAGTAACAGCACTGGGTCCGATTTGTTCGTGGCTGTAGCGATGAAAATTGTTAACGACGGCGACGCCGGCTCAAACAACCGTTTTAGGGCTAATGGCTCAGAGGATGGCAGCAGTGGCGCAACTTCAAATATGGACATCACGATTGTCGGGAAATCGGGTTTCTGATGGCCTACTCCCGGTTGCCCATCCCGATACAAGGTCTCACCGACTCCTTGTCTTTCCGCCAATCGGTTGACGGATTCACCAAGAGGTGCAGGAACGTATTCCCGTTTGACTCATTCGACAACAGGCGTCGGGTGGGTACAAGGCAGGGCTTCTTGCAGATGGGTAAGCCCGGCGCAGCCATTCAGGGCATGATTACAACCGAGTCTTTTGTTACCAAAGCGGGAGAGGAAACTTTAAAGAGACAACTCATTTATGTCTCGGGCGGGAAGATTTTTGTAACCGATCTGACTGGCGACCCTGTTCAGGCGGCAGCTGTAGGCACTACAGGCCGTAACGCTTTTAGTGCAGATTACGATTCAGAGAGCACAGATAATTCAAAGCAGCCTCGTAAGGCAGCACCTTCAAGCCAGGTGGTAGAAGCGATCCCAGATTTTGCAGGTGGCGATTCGGGATCTAATAAAGTTTTTGCTGATGCTGCACAAGTTGAAATGGCAGTCATGAAGCATGTTGGACGTGCAGATGAGGTAGCCAGCGGAGAACAGAGAGCAACAGTAGTTCTGACACTGACTGATGTCATGAACGCTGATGACACATTTACGCTTACAGACACTGCTGGGCTTAATGGTGTGTCTTCACAGGTAACTAAGACCTACACGGCAAAGGCGGCAGAGGGTGCTACTGCAACAAACCAAGAGTTTGAAATTGGAGGAAGTGCAGCTGGGACTGCAACCAACATTGCAAACATGGTCAACAGTTCCAACGGACACAACGGATCTATTATTGCAGAAGCCAGCGGTGCAACCGTTACGTTCACACAACGAGTGGCTGGTTTGGCAGGAAACACAACGGTAGCCGAGACCTCATCAGAAGCATCGTTCGGGACGGCCACATTTACCCAAGGTACGGACGTAGCCCCGCACAACTATGTTTACATGACTGATGGAACAAAGTATGTGAAGGTAGATGTCTCACAATCACCAGCGATAATCAGCCAGTGGATCGGTCCATACAAGACAGTTCAAGCTACCCAAGGCGGAACAGTTTCCAGAGCCAAGCTGGTTCAACAGTTTGGAGCTCGATTGGTTTTGGCGGGATTGGACGCAACTCCAACCAACTGGTTCTTTAGCAAAATCACTGATCCATTTGACTGGACACCAGGAGCTGGGACGACAGCTGGCGTCGAGGCTTTGGCAGGCACTGCCGGCACTAAGTTTGGTACTGTTGGGGACAACATCAAAGCGTTGATTCCAGTCGGTACAAACAGTCTGGTTTTTGGTTGCACCAGTTCTCTGGTCATGCTTACTGGAGATCCAGCATTTGACAATGTTGTCTTCAGGCAAATATCACGGACTGTAGGTGTGCTTGGGCCTAGATCCTTCACCCCTGTCAGCGAGATGTCCAGTCTTATTGCATCAACCGAGGGTGTGTTTGCTATTGACCCAAACACGTTTGACATTGAAAAAGGTGCAAGGATTACCAAGGACAGACTGGACAATCTCTTTTCTCGTTTGGACTTTGAAAACACTGACATTGTCATGGGGTACGACGACGCCCGCAGCACAGCATTGATGTGTGTCACGAAAACAGACGACGCTACTGCCAGTGAAATTTTCGCACTGGATATGTCTAACGGAGGGTGGTGGCTTTGGCAAATAGCCAACAGCTCCATGCGTGGCGTGAAGGCTGTAGTATCCTTCAGACCAGTTGATGGTGACCGGACAGCCCCCCTGCTTGGGACACAAAGCGGACACCTTCTCTCGCAACCAGAGTCGTTTGTTCAGCACCAAGATGGTGGAGTGTTGAGCAGCACCGCGTTCTCTTCGGTTCATCCGCCGGTTGCGGACGCTGTTGACTTTGACAGTGAAATCTTGATGGGTCCTATCAACTCAGACCCTTCACGTCGAGTGTTCCTGAAGGACACCCGAGTTTTGCTTGGTGAAAAGTCTGAATCGGACGTTGATACCGTAGAGACAGGACCGTTCTTATCAATTTTCTCAGGCGACACCGCCCAGCAGGCGGTTGGTTTCCAGAGCGGTTTCAATCTTACTACCACAACCGCGAGCGTGGATGGTGGTGATGAAGCTGGCGGCTCAGATGCACAAGACACAAGTTTGCTCGGTGTTGCCTGTGATGGTGGCAACGAAGCCGGCGGCTCAGATTCTCAATCGGACGGCACGGTCTTTGGCGGTGTAGCTGGCGAGCCTGACGGACAGTACCTTCCTCAAACAACAGGAACTCTCGTCAATGACACCATCTTCGGTGGCCCAGGCGGTTACACCGTAAGTCGAAATGCACAGAACAAATGGGAAGTCAAAGAGGGTGGTGTAGTTTACTACCAGACAAGCAGTGAGGTATCTGGAACGCCTACGACTATTCAGTACGCGGCGGGCCTGTTGCCATCAACAATTACAGCAACACTGGCAGATTCTCAGTTTGCTGATTCACAATCTACCCCGAATGTTTTGCTTTCTCGTGGTCGGTCCACGGCGAAGAGAACAAGAATTAGAGCCAGTGATGTGTTTGTGAAGATTGGCGCAAACTCACGGGCGTGGGCATTGGAGGATCTGTCCGTCGATGTCGAAGATGGCGGACCAGTCAGGAGTGTTTCGTAATGGGTTTTCTAAACGATATGTTTGGAGATGAAGACAAGAGAGCCGACATGCTTCGAGCTGAGCGTCGTCGCTTTGAAGCAAAAATGCTTGATGAGTATCTTCCTCTCTTTGAGAATCGGATGATGGGCATCATTGACCAAGTGTCTGCTGACCAGGCTTTGGACGTCGAGTCATTGCAGGCTGCATTCCAAGAACAACGTGCTCTTTTTGACGAACGAGTCACGAGTCAACTTGAAGAAGGCTTTGATCAAGCTGCTGCTAAGTTGTCGGAGACATACGGTCAAGAGCTTGAAGACATCTCCAGAGCTACTGAGGCGGCATCTCTACGGTCTGTTGCACAGGGGGCATTGTCCGGCCTTGGCATGACGACATTCGGTCAGGCACAGACTGAGGCTATCTCCAGAGAAGGTGCTCGTGAGGAGCGTCGGTCCAAAGAGCGATTTGCAGAACGCGAAATGCAACTAGGCTTAAACCGAGCCCAGACGATGGCCAACGTTGGTCAAGCAGAGATCGGTTTGATTGGTCAACAAGCCGGCCAGCTCAGTGATGTCCGCCGATCCTATACCGCAGCCATTTCTGGATTGGGTCAGCAACTGGCTTCCCAAACACTGGCGTCTCAATCTGGTGTTGCACAAGCAGGTCTGGACATAGGTAAGTCGCTCGTAGCCAACGTCGGCACGGGCTACAACTTAGGCGAACAAATCGTTAGTGCTGGTATCAGCGCCGTCACAAGCAGCATGGGCGCACCAGGAGGATAATCATGAGTGCATCACAAATAAATGAGTTAATGAAACTAGCCAAACAAGAAGGCCGAAAACTGCGTCAAGTGTCCCCGGATTTGCTTGACAAGTTTGCTGCGGCTGATACTGATGAACGCAAACAAAAGCTGGCGCAGCGAGCTGTACGCAAAGACAAGAAGTTTGAGCGTCAAAAGTTCGGTGCATCGTTTGCCACTGCGTTAGCTGCTGGTCTTGAGGCAGAGGGCAAACGCCGTGAAAGCCTGGGCTTGAGTGGCGCCGGCTTTGCCGCAGCTTTCAAATCAGGCGTTCAACCACTGATTGACTTCAATGCTCAGATGAATGTTGATGCCCAACAGAAGATCAAGCAGCTCGGCTTCGTGTCGATCTCCAACGCTCTTGAGGCCGAGAAGAAGAAAAATGAAGGTGTGAGCAACGCAGTTGAGAGCGCCATGCCCGCACCTCCACTACAGGAGCAAGATCCATTTGCTTCACCAACCATGGATTCGCGGCTTGAGCCGCCGAGGTTCTTATAATGTCAGTGTTCGACGATTCAAAGTTTGATTATCCATCCACCCAAGAGTCACGGGA